GAGTTTCTTCACTACGTTTATAAATACTACCTCCAGGTTTAACTGGATTATTTTTTATAGTTTCAATTGTAGGATCATTTTTACTAATTATTACTTCTGGATCTTCTTTTATTATTATTTCGTCATCGTTATCACCACTAAATATTTTATCAGTATTTCCTTCGCCTGTGCGCAATTTGCTAGTTTCAACTTTAGTTTTAGTTATAACAGGAGCTCCATCTGGAAAATTTTGTGTTGGAATATTAATTCCAGGGCCGGTTAATTTACATCCATTATATCTGTGATTTATTGCACCTAAAGAAGCTTCTGCAGAAATATTTGCATTAATATTATGACCTAATGCTGAACTATTTGCTACATACATGTTTCTAATAGCTAACGATCCAGACGTATTATTAACTTTTGCAATTAAATCAGGAGATGTGTCAGACAATAAAGAAGTAAATGTGTTATTAATAGATCTTATAACCGGAGGAATGTCATCAATTGATGAAGAAAATGTATTATTTTTATATTGTACAGGCTTACTAAAAACTGAATCTTTGCTTCGTTCTAGTAAATTAGGTTGTATTAATAATCCTTTTATTTTATCAACACGAGCTGGTATTAATTGATCTAATTGTCTAAAAAATGATAAATCAAATAATGAAAATAATTCAATAAATGCATTAATATCATTTTTACTACTATATTTTTTCCAATATGACGCAGCTAATTGTATTAATTCTGGATATGATTTTTTATTCATATCTTCTGGATCGCCAATAAACTGATCTAATCTTTGATATCCTAATTGTGCTATAATATCCTCATCTATCATTGTTTGAGGAGAATAATATACTCCTAATTTATTTAAATCCAATGGAGCCGTATCATATTTAGCTAATGAAGCTCTATTAGTGCTACTCAAATTATCAGTTAATGTATATGGTTCTATACGAATTTTATTATCATCATAGGTTCCAGCTCCTATAGAAATACCATCATAATAATATGTTTCTTCAAGTGAATCATATGGATTATTAGAACTCCATCCAATAAATGATGCTGAAATACTAGAAGAAATTGGTTCTACTCCTCCCAAACTAGAAGTTATTGAATGATTTATATTTTCTGTTAATGGTAATCTAAATACTAATTCATCATATGCACTATTATTTCCATCATACGCAGAAGGAGCTTTTGTATGATTAGTAAATGGATCATCTTGCAAACTAGATGTCCATAATCGTAGTTCTTGTACTTGTCCTTCTAATCTAGAACCACCAGAAGTTCCTCCTATCGTCAATGTTCCAGTACTGGCAAAATTTGCTGTTGCTGAAGAAGAAACTGCAGCTACAATTTTTCCAAATTTTGATTTTTGTACTACTAATTCTAATGTTCCTAATGAACCACTTCTTAATATAGTATTTAAATATTCTCCATTATAACATTCAATTTGTTGCGTAGCACTTCCATTTATACTTAATGTACCTAATGTTCCACGTACAAAATCAATAGTAACATTATTAGATCCAATAGAATATAAGTTCATTGAACTCGGTACTGTAGGATTTTTTATTACATCATCTACTTTAAATCTTAATTCAACTGAATTGATTGGTTGCTTATAATCTACTTGTACAATACCAGCACTATTATCTATTAAATCTAATGCATAATCAAAATTTAGTTTTTCGTATACTGGTTTTCTTGCAATTCTAGGACCACCATATTCTTTTATTGTTATTAATGATTGCGGTACACCATAACATGCTAATAATGCTTGAATACTTCGTTTTGTTCCTTTTGACTTTAATAATGCTGGTATATTATTTACAATTCTACGCCATACTAAATAAGTCATTTCTCGGCCTGGTAATGAAGGTTCTCCAACAGTATTAGATCCAGTTAAAGGAGTTCCAGATTCGTCAGTGCCTAATATATATTCCCATAAATTTTGATATTGATGGCCATTTGTTAAAGTCCAACCAAATTGTTTTGCAACTGAATATAATAATTCATTTGGCATTCCAACTTGAGGATGTTCATCTCTATTATGTATTTTCATCATTTCTTTTGTATATGTATACAATAAGTCATAATGATGTCCTAACATATTTACAAATGTTTCTAACTGTTCATTTTTTTCATCTAATAAAATAAATTCTGGTACTGTTCTTGTTAAACGATTATTATTACGTTTATCATATAATGATGCAGAAGAATATGTTCCAGAATACCAATTTTCAAAATTGCTACTAGAAACAGAATACAATGTATATGGTCTATTCAAATTACTTTTTGGTACTGGTGTTATATAACTACCTGTTATAAATGATACATTTGGATCAATTAATGGAATGTCATTAGTAAATAATCCCGATTCAGATTTGTAATATAAAAAGTTTTCAAAATGATCAAATGTTCCAATTAAGTTATCATGCAATGATTTAAAATCAGCTGCATTTGTTGTAGATGTTCCTCCACTTAATGCAGAATTAGATGCAGATTGGTTTGTATAATATTCTAGAAGTTCTAATTTATATTTAAAATTTGATAATCGCTCTGTAGCCGAACTATAAAAAACAAAATTATTAAAATCGGTATAATCAATATTTAAATTTACTCCTGATAATGATCCTGAAAAATAAGTATCAATAATTTGCTGAGATGTTTGTAATGATGATCCTAATAAGTCATTCCAATTTTTTAATGTAGTTTCAGATGACATAAACGCATCATCATACGCTTGCCAATTAACACCTTGTAAAGTATTAAATTGCTCTATAATAGCCGCCGGTGTAATTGATACTGAATCTACATATGGTAATTTAAGTTCTTTGGATACCCAACATTTAAAATTCTTTTTAAACATTGAAGTGTCAATTGGATCTAATGTTTTGACAAATAAATATTTTCCTATAATAACACTATTAACAAAATGTATTGTTTGATTACGTCCAAAATTTAATACATATGTTTCATGCGGTTGAGTATTAAATGCAGTTTGATTTACATTTGCTGCCCAACTAGCCATTCCTTGTAAATGTTGTCCGTTTTGATCGTCAATTAATCGTAAACGTATTTCTTTTTTATTTGGAGCTATTTTATCAATAGCTAATGCTGGCGAATTATAATTACCAATTTTATTTTCAAAGAAATTTAATATGAATCTGTAATTTCCAGCTGTTAAACTTAAATCATTAAATTGTTCAAATAAATCTAATTTTAAAGGAAAATTACTTAATATTATATTATTATTTTCATCAATAAATTTTGATTTATCAATTATACTATATAAATTTACAGAATCATATTTTCCAGTAATCCAATCTTCTCCTGCATATACATGAAACTCTACGTCAGGAAAAGCTTGATTTAAAATAAATTGATTAATATTTCTAATAAATGTATTTTGATCAACACCAGAATATCGTTGTGCTTCAATAGCACTTGGAGCATCTATTATTTGTTTTTTATTTGAATATTGTTTTAACATATATACATTCTATTAGTTTATAAATCCACCATATGTTGAATTTCCATTAGGAACTTTTCTAATATTAGTAGAACTATTCCAATTGGTTTCTAAATAAGCTGAACCATCTATATTTGTTCCTCTCCAATTTCTAAGGTTATCAACTCTATCGTAATTTCGACTGTAATCTTGTGTATTAGAATTCCACATTTGATTTCCAGAACTTGGAGTTTCAAACATAATAGTATTTGGAACAACTTGTATGGAGTTAGTTGGAATATCAGATCCATCTGAACTTGAAGTCCCATTAGCCCATCTATTTAATCCAACAAATATAAATGATAAGTCTACAGTATTTCCGGCTGGGGCAAATGTGTCAATTTCAATTTCAATATTTTTTGTAGAATTTTTAGGAAATGAATTATTTGGAAATACTTCATCCATATCTAAGAAAAATCCATTACGATTAGCTGAAGGATTTGTAGTATCTTCAAAAGGAACTCCATCATTTGCTCCAATATTTGCATGTGTTCTAGCTCGAATTCCAGTACTGGTTTTAAGCAAATAAGTAATATCTCCTGAACTTCTATATACTCTATAACTATATCCGTTATTTGTTAACGCAGTTGATGGAATTGGAATTCTAAGTCTATATAATCTAGTTTTTTCATCTTCTTCATCTAATCTACCAGATTGTATTCTATAATATGTTACATTTCCACCCCATCCTGAATTACCAGACGGATCTCCAGGACTTTTTAATCCATCTAAAAAGTTTTTAGGTTTTTTATCTCTTTTAGCAATTTGTTGAATATCCCATCCTTGACTATTTCCCGCAACAAAATTTCTAAATGCATTTTGCACAAAATTAAGATAAG